ATGCGCTCGCTGTGGTGTACCCCAAGGGGTGGAAAGACCCGTTGCCCGACCATCTGTTCAGCTTCATCATCAAAGGAGAAAGCAAATGAAAGTGAGAGAACTGATTGCGGCGTTGACTGCCCTGCCGCCCGAAGCCGCTGACCTGGAGGTCTATGTGTGGGATGCAGGCGACAGGCTCACGCTTGTCGACCTCGACGATTCGTTCCTGAACGATGAGCATCCGTTCGTTGACCTCAACACCAACACCGACCACTGATAGGAGAAAGCAAATGACGACTGTACTGTCAACACCTGAGCAGATTGAGGGCGCACGCCTTCTCACTCTGCGAGCAATGCTCAAACTGGAGGCACGAGGACTCAAGGCAAGTAGCGGCAAGTCTGCGTACGCCATCCTCAAGGGCATGGGGTTCAAGGGTTCGAGAGAGAAAGTTCTCTCTCAACTGGATGAGATTCGCAACCAACTGATAGGAGAAAGCAAATGAATATGAATCACGACAACACCAAGGCGCATTACTTTGCCGCTAGTGCACTGACATGGATAACAACCACGCCAGAGCGCACGCTCAAGCAACTGCTCACACACATGGAGAAGGAGGGCAACCCATTCAATCTGTTCTATGTGCCGGTGTCACACGACACCGCATACGAGATCAACTTTTACCAACCGCAAGTCAAGGGCACGCTGTACCTGGGCTTCTTTGCACCTGATGGAGTAACGAGATGAGCATAGCGAGTGAAGTCAAGCGCAAGTGCACAACGATAGCCAGGGATGGGTTCAGTCTCAGCCGAGGCGTGTTGTGGCAACACAGCCGGGTCAACGCACGACCCTTTTACTTTCCAACCGGGCGCTTGCTTGCCGAGCGCCGACACCCATCGGGGTTTCAAACAGATGCGCTGTACCTGTACCCCGACAGGTCGATGCTGCTTGTGAGCCGCACAGTATCCAGCACCAAGTTAGAAGCAACCAAAGGAGAAAGCAAATGAAACACCAATGGAATACAGGCAGGCACTATGACCAACACGGGCAACGCATGGTTGCCGTGGTCGAGAATGAACACATCCTGTTCAGCGACAGGTCACGCCACATCAACGGCGTGATACCCCTGGGCGCATACCTCAAGGGTAGAAAGCTAGACAACTACGAGATTGAGAACCTAGTCATGACCAACTATGACTTCGGCAACTACTCGGGTAGCGCATTGACTTTGTACATGGAAGGAGAAAGCAAATGCTGACAACAGAGGAGAAAGTAATTCGGGTGGTGCTACTCGTAGCACTGATTGTGTTGATGCTAGATGTAGGAGTATGGAGATGATGAAGTTGTTGAGACGCTTGTGCACAACCGAGTGTTGTGAGTGTGGCGAAGTCAGGGTATGGTTCTGGCAACGCCGTTGTGATTTTTGTGACGTTAACGAAGGAGAAATTAAATGAAACCAAAGAACCTCCATGACGCATTGCGTCAGATACAAAGCCTGACCTCGTGTATTGCACGAGACTTGGAGAACTACCTCGACTGCCCAGGCGACTACGTGCCGTCTGAGTACTTCGAGGACGTAAAGGATGCGGCACTCACCGCACACTTGCTAGCGACATGGGTACGAGACAACTTGAAAGGGGAAACGCAATGACAAGCGAAGATGAAGACCGAGACGTAGCACTGTTCCAAAAGCTGGAGTGCGCCATAGCGCAGGCAATCGTAGACCTGAAGCTAACCAGAGAGGAGGACTTGCGGGTAGACATACTGCTACATGTGCTAGCGAAGATGGCGGCAGACTACGCCATCGAGGACGGCATTTCGATAGATGATTTTTTAGCGGGTATGCGTGGCACGTACACCATACTCTGCAAGCACCAAGTTCAACAGGAGGTTATTCAATGAAAGCAATGCAACTAGACCACGACATGCTGCTGCGTGCGGCACGCATGATGGAGAGTGAGGGCGGTAGTTTCGCTGGGCACATTGCCCGGGCGTTCTATGTCGCCGACCTGAGTAACAGAGAGAAACTTCTCTCTGCGTTCGATGAACTGTTCATTCAGTTCTACAAGAAGCACATGCGTGATGTGCGCAATCGTGAGATGAATGTGTAAGTGCAGCCGGGGTGAACATTCACCCCACTTCAATAGGAGAAACTAAAATGTGTAAACACTGCAATGTTGAACAAGCACGCCTGTTCACCGATATGTTCTTCAATGCCGCCCGCATCGTGGCGGGTGACACCTACGAGTATGCCCGTGACCAGTACGGCAACCGCATCTACCAGCAACGCTACGAGGGGCGTGCCTGGTTCAAGCGTGAGTGGGACAAGCATCAGTTCCACCCCGCTGTGCATGCCTCGTTCGACATCTACCGCCCCGATGACTGGCATCAGTTGCTGCTTGAGTGGCCGCACAAGTCCATCACCGACCCCAACCGGGTAGCGTACACCGAGAACGAGCGCAAGGGCGAGGCTGATCGCCAGACCATCACTACCCTGGGTAAGTATCTGCGCCGTCACTTCTCGCATATGCCTGACCATGAGTTGCGTGACATCGTTGCGCGGCATACCTACTCAGGCAGTATCGAGATCGTTGACTACCTGCCCAACATGATCGAGGCTGTGATGAATGGCCCCAGTTCTTGTATGACTCGCCACTTCAACATCCGCTGTGATGACGGCGAGCAGCGTCACCCCTACGCTGTGTACGACCCCGCGCTTGGCTGGTCTATGGCGGTGCGTGTGGAGAACGGCAAGATACTCGGTCGCTGTCTCCTCTACACCGACCCGGAGACGCAGTACAAATGCTTCGTGCGTTCGTACAAGCGCAACCCGGACGAACGTTCACACTCAGGTGTTGACGAGGCTATCGAGGCGTACCTCAAGAGCATTGGCTTCGAGAAGCGGGGCGGCTGGCCGGAGGATGCCAAGCTGAGTTACTACAAACTCAGCGACAACGGCAACGAGTTCCTCGCTCCGTACATTGACGGCGACGAGCGTCAAGTCGACATCTACAGCGACATGTACCTGACCATATCCTCTAACGGCGAGTACTGCTGTGACAACACAGACGGCAGGTGCGGCGCACCACTTTGCAACTGCGAGGACTGTGGTGCTGCTATCTACGACCACGACGATGAGAACTGTGTCGGTCGTGGCGAGGACACGATTGTGTGCACAGGCTGCTTCGAGGAGTACACCTATGTGTATGGCCGCCGTGGGTATCAGTACTACGTGCACAACAACTACATCGTTGAGGCTGACGGCGAGTGGTATGACGAGGACTACCTTGACGACAACAGCATCGTCGAGCTTGATGACGGCGAGTACACGCACAGTGACAACGCTGTCTGTATCGGCCACTCGTGGTTCCGCACGGACTCAGACGAGATATGCTACGCCGAGGACATCGAGCAGCATGAGCTGAAGCAAGACTGTTGGCAGTGCACTGCCACCGAGAAGTGGTACACAGATGCCGTTGACTATGTAGTGGTTGACGGCGAGGCGTATCACCCCGACGAGGCACCTGAATCTCAGGACAATGAATGACCAACACTTTAGGAGAAACATCCATGAACAAGAACTCTATCCTGCACAAGACCCTGGCTCGCGCACTCTCCATGATGCGTCCACACAATAGCGAGGGGACTAGACGCATGACCGACTGGCTGGAGCAAAACGCACCAGCACACGCCAAGGTGCACCGAGATGAGGTAGGCAATCTGCACATCGACACCCGCATATCCACAACCAACCGCACGCTGTTCACCGCACACGTTGACACAGTCCACAAGAAGGAGGGCCCCAACAAGATACGCAAAACCAACACGCATTGGTATGCCGAGGGTGCGCCGCTAGGTGCAGATGATGGCGCTGGCTGTGCAATGCTGATGCACTTGCTTCACAGCGGTGTACCCGCATACTACCTATTTACCCAGGGCGAGGAGTGCGGCGGTATCGGTGCTCGGCATGTGGCGCGTGACACTACGCTTCTCTCCCAGTTCGACCGGGCTATTGCGTTCGACCGCCGGGGTATTGACAGCGTCATCACGCACCAGGGGTGGGGGCGTACCGCATCCGACTCGTTTGCCCAGGCGCTATCCGATGCGCTCAATGTGGATGAGCGGCTGATGTATCTGCCCGACGATACGGGTGTGTATACAGATACGGCAGAATTTATAGACATCATCCCCGAATGTACAAACATATCAGTCGGCTATGCCAACGAGCACACCGACCGAGAGGAGCTAGACATCGTGCACTTCCTGGCCTTGGCTGAACGCATCGTCAACATCGACTGGGACGGGCTACCCACCGACCGCGACCCGACTGAGATAGAGACGTTTGGTTCCCGGATGGATAGATGGTCAGACTACGGAGAATACTGGGGGGTAGGGGGCAAAGCGACCAGTGTCACTTCTCTTTCCGGCAGCCATTGGCTGCTCGATGATGACGACGAGGCGTGGGAACTGGAGGGTTTGCGTGACGCAATCTATGATGCGATGGCCGGTAACAAGCAATGGCTTGTGGAGCTGCTGGCCGAGACTGTGTACCCCGAAGACCCCGAGATGGCGGAGATGTTCATCGACCGGCGCAAGCTAGACGGCCACGTCCTGGCCGAGGCGCTGGATAACTGCAAGACCTATGACCCCGACACAGTCCTGTGTTGCATGTTCGACCAAGTTTATAAGGAGGCTTAATGGAGCTTACTGGACTCTAATCACACACAAAATGCAAACCAAAGTCTAACGCTTGACAACTTTACGGGCTTCACTTAACCTGTGTGGCCCATCATTTTTAGGAGAAACCCACAATGGGAAAACACACGCACACAATCACTGCGGATTGGGATTTACTGTCCCTGCAATCCATGGATACCACAAAGATGTTCTTCAGCAAGGCTCGTAATATGCTTGCTGACTCGGAGCTGGACTACACGGCGGCTGATGTCGTTGCACTGGCAAGCATCATGAACGCTGACTTCAGAACTGCCGCTATGACTGTGCAGGCACAGACGATAGCGCAAAGCATCGACGACTTCACCTCATCTATCACAGATGCCATCTACAACAACCAGTAAGGAAACAACCATGCCAGACCTACAAACCGCATTGATCAATGCAATCCACAACAAACCCGCCCAGCTACACGCAATCGTCAGTGACTGGGACAAGCAAGAGCAAGAGATTCGTCAACCACAACAGGAGAAAGCAATGGAAGCAACAGAAGCTAAACAAGAGCGAGGCGCCGTCGTCAAAGGCGTGTTCGCATTCATCAAGGCCAACCCAGGCAAGTACACAGGCCAAGAGGTGGGGCTAACGCTACACAAAGAGCATGGGTTTAATTTGGGTTCAACGATGGGGGCTATCTCACAGTTCATCACAGCAGGCATGGCGGTGCGTGATGACGAGGGCAAACTAACAGCGACAGTCGACGAGTACACCACACTCAACGCCGCCTATGCCAAGGCTATGAAGAACTCACCCAAGCACAAGCGTGCACGTGCCCTGGCTGCATTGGAGAAAGCACGTGAGGCAAGAGCTGCAAACATAGCCAAGCGTAAGAAGGCAGCAGAGCGAGCCGAGCGCAAGGCAGCAAAGCTGGCTGAGAGAGAAGCACAGGTGGTGGCACCAGCGCACGGCATTGCCGCTTTGAAGGTCGATACTACCCCGATGCTACCCAACTTGCCTACTGCTGAATCGGTACTCAACAACATGAGCATTGTGGAAGCACGCAAGCTGTACGACGAGCTGAAGAAGATTTTTGGTTGAAGGAGACAAGCAAATGAGTGAAGCAAAGAGAACCGACCCGTGGATTCCTGTGGGACATCCCGAGTACAAGTGGACATCGGGCGCTGACGTGCAAGCAACGTGGCGCAAGTACGGCTGGACCCCGCCGAGCGAGAAGATGACCCCGCCTGTGGTCAAAGACCCCGAGCCTGCATGGGTGCGTAGCCTGGGAGGTGCGAGATGAAAACAGATGAAGACGAGGCATTTGAGCAGATCGAGCAGGCGCGTGGCTGGCGCAAGCGCCAGATCGCTAACGAGGTGGAGTTCACACGGGGGCTTGACCCCTACCGGGAGATGGTGCGCAACCAGACCATCGACGAGATAGCCCGCGCTATTGAGCGGTTCAAGCCGGCGTTCGGCCCCGATACTGTGGCGAGCTTTGCCATCTACATCAGGGGGATGAAGCGATGATTGAAGCAATGAAACAGGCGCTGGAGGCGTTGGAATACGCTGATGAAATGATCGACACCGCGTGCGTGCCGAAAGCCATCACCAACCTCCGCATCGCCATAGAGCAGGCTGAGAAGATAGAGCCTGTGATTGGCACAAAGACTTGGTATGAGGACGGAAAAGTTATTACGCAGAACCTGTACCCGTCTGACGTTTACAAGCAAGAGAAGCAGGAGCCGGTGGCGATCTATCAATACCAATTGGCGAGTGGTTCGTGGATTGACCAAACAAAAAACAGTTACGACTACAACGTTCGCCACGGTCAAGCGACTGTTCGGGTTGTCTACACCACCCCACAACCACAGCGTGAATGGGTTGGGCTGACGTTAGATGAGAAGAAGGAGTACTTAGCCCAAGACTTTGGTGGCTCTCGGGCTGACGCAGTGGACTGGGCAGAGCAACGACTGAAGGAGAAGAACTGTGGCTAGAGATGACATCATCCGCATGGCGCGGGACTCAGGGATGGAACTGTACGGGCTTGGGAAAGACAGAGAAAAGTTTGTCTATTACCTTCAGGAATTTGCCGCCCTTGTCGCCGCCGCAGAGCGTGAGGCGTGTGCAAAGGTGTGTGAAGAACCCGGGTGGAACGCCGCGAACTGGTGTGCCACGCAAATCCGAGCAAGGGGACAAGCATGAACAGAATCAACATAGAACCGTACACGCCGCCAGAGATGACGGACTACCCAGGTAACGCGCCAATCTTGATTGCCGGGATTGTTGTGATTGCTTTGATCCCAGTGGTGTTTGCGTATTTGATATGGGGACAAGCATGACCCAATACGAACTGAGCCGCTACTACTGGGCGCTATCAAACCAAGCGCACTACATGGGTAGGGCGATTGAATGTCTTGAGAACGGACAGGAACAGTCGCATTGGTACTGCATGATGCTATGGGTTATGTACAAACACCAAGCAAGAGAGATAGCCGATGCTCACGACACTATGGCGTTCGCTAGAGCCATGGGTATATCAGATGGAGTCAGAAAGGCATGGGAATGAACACACTACAAGAGTACTGGGACGCATGTCTCATCCGGTCGTGGCGGCGGCAGTTGTGTCTGCTGGATGCCATGAGTATGTTTCTGTCGCTCACAGGCAAACGCACAGATGAGTGCGAACTGTTGCGGGTTCCGCTGGATAACATCCCGTGGAAGACCGGGGTGCGTGTGTTTACCGCATACCACCTGCCCAAGATCAACGACAGGCTGTGGGAACAGGAGCCGGAGAAAGACCTTGCGTTGCTACGCAAGTTGCAGAAGTCCAAATACAACACGGAGAAAACCGCATACCGCACCAACGCAGACAGGGACTTGGCAAATGAACGGGTAAAGAATAGACGCAACCGGGAGAAAAACACATATTCACTGACAAAGGCAATTGACAGAAACGCCGCAACCGACTGGAACGTAACGAAAGGAAGAGCAAGAGTGAGGGTACGCAAATGACATTCGACAAATGGTGGGCAACGCTCACCCCACGCGAGCAGAAGATAATTGGCGAGCATAATGCTCGGTTCGTCTGGCAAGAGGCTGTGTTCCACACAGTCGGCGAGACTGACCTCAGCGACTACGAGGACTGTCCCGTGTGCAAGCAAGACGTGATGATGTTGACAGGCACCTGCCTGCTGTGGAAGTGTGGCACCTGTGGCCACGCCCGGAAAGTTGAACCAGAGGAACCATGAAATGACAACGAAACGAAAAAGCAAAACGCCGCAACCCGAACCGGTGCCTTCAACACCCAACTCATCGTGGATGTTTGAGCTGGACACCGTTGAGTCATGGGCGTATTGGGACAACCTGTTCAGCAAAGTTGAGTGCGAGAAAATCATTGAGATAGGCAACAGCAAGCTGGCTATCCCAGCTATTGTTGGCTCAACCACCGCCGAAGTGAACAAAGATATACGCGACAGCAAAGTTGCGTGGCTTTATCCCGTTGATGATTTAGTGTGGGCATACCAACGCATAACGGGCGCTGTGGATTCTCTAAACAAGCGCTTCTTCAACTTTGATTTGTACGGCATGACCGAAGGGTTCCAATTCACCAAGTACGAAGCGCCTAGCGGGTACTACGGGCTGCACGTGGACCGAGGCCTCAACCTGACGCCGCGCAAGCTATCCGTAACAATCCAGCTTAATGAAAGCGCGGACTTTGAGGGCGGCACCCTATCGTTGTACGAAGGTAACGAGCCAACCGAACCCGAGATGCACCAAGGCAAAATGGTGCTGTTTCCAAGCTACACACTACATGAGGTCAAGCCGGTGACCAAGGGCACGCGCTACAGCCTGGTCTGCTGGATCACAGGTAAGCCATTCAAGTAAGCGAGAGGAACCATGAAATGAAATGCCCCGAGTGCGGTGCTTGGTCCAACGTGATCGAGACCCGCAAGACTTTGTTGTTCGGTTACGTAAGAAGGAGGGAATGTGCCAACGAACACAAGTTCACGACGCAGGAAGTCGTCATCCCCGACGAAGTCCGCAGAAAAGCCCGCAGCGATTATGGAAAGGCTACGCACCAACGACTGGTGGCCCTTCACAAGGGTGGAGCCAAAGCTGCTGGAGAAACTACACAAACAAAAGACGCTTGATAGCGTAGGAGAAGCACCGCTATGACACAACTGAAAGACGGATTGAACGGCACCCGTGCCGACGATATGCAGGTAAGTGGAAATCACTACAAAGAGATGCCAGTGCAGCCCTGGGCTGTGATGGAGGCCGTGCTCACGCACGAAGAATTCATTGGATTTCTCAAGGGCAACGTGATTAAATACTCGATGCGAGCCGGACGCAAGGAAGGCAGCGACGACGCTGGCAAGGCCCAGCACTACCTGATGAAGCTCAACGAAACACAAGCGAAATAAAAATGGCACAAACACCGGAGGCAGCCGTGAAACGGCGCGTCAAGCAGCAGCTAGATGAAATGGGCGTGTACCACTTCTCTCCGTTCCAAGCCGGGATGGGAAGGGCTGGCATACCCGACATCATTGCGTGTTGTGCTGGGCGCTTCATTGCCTTCGAGTGCAAAGCGGGGAAGGGCAAGACCACTGCCTTACAAGAGAAAGAGATCAACGCAATACGCGCAGCTGGCGGTATGGCGTACGTGATCAACGAAGAAAACATAACCACCATAAAGGAGTTACTGCAATGGATGCGATGATTAAACAAAAGCTGAAAACGGAGTGGGCTGACACGCTCACCCTGCTGGAAGACCTATCCGACGACAAGCGGATGCACTTTGCCCTGCTACTGAGTAAGCTCGCCAAGTGCTACGTGGAAGACGGCGGCCACAAGGCAGTTTTGCTTGTCGATAATAACGACCACCTGATGACGATCAGCGTTGGCGCCTCCGAGATGGAGTGCATGGAGATACTGAACAAAGCACAAGAGGTGATGGGTGCGGTCGTGACCGAGGACGCACCTGCCCGGGAGATGTTCAATTGACACCGCTAGAACTAACAACCGTACTGAAAGAGATCATCGCCAACAACCAGCAATATACGACCTGGACGGTATCGACACCGCACTTAATTGCGCTGGTAAACAAAGTCGTAGCCGACGAAAGAGAAGCGTGTGCGAAGGTGTGTGATTCGCTTGAGGAGCAATGCGAGAAACTTGGCATGCCTGATGAAAAATGGCCGACACCATCTGACTGCGCCAGCGTCATCCGAGCAAGGGGACAAGCATGATTCATCCTGAAATTACAGTCACCCTGACGTTGGATGACATCAAGTTGTACGACAGAGCCAAGGCAATAGGTCTGCCAAGCATCGTGATCTCAATGTACGGCGACAGGATAAAGAAACTACTGGCCGAGGAAAGGGCAGATGAGCGTGAGGCGTGTGCTCAATTAGCAGAGGGGTGGCAGTACCTACCCGAGAACAACTTCAGTAAAGAGCAAATTGTCGAAAACATGTGCAAAACAATTGCCCACCACATCCGAGAAAGAAACAACCAATGACAGCACCATACAAACGCATACTGACAATCGATTTTGAAACCCGCTGGGACAAGACAGACTACACGCTGTCCAAGATGACAACTGAGGAGTACATTCGTGACAAGCGTTTCAAGGCGTTCGGCGCGTGCATCCATGAGTACGGAACTGACCGAGTCACCCAGTGGTATCGAGGAGATGAGCTACCTAGAATCCTGGGGACTTACGACTGGTCAACCACCGCAGTCCTTGCACATAACGCCCAGTTTGACGTATCTATCCTCTCGTGGGTCTACGGCGTCCAGCCAGCCTTCATCTTCGACTCGCTATCAATGGCGCGTGCTCTTCGCGGCCTGGAGGCTGGCAATAGTCTCGCCCGACTTGCAGAGGATTTTGGTCTTCCCCCCAAAGGGGCAGCCGTGCATAGTACCGACGGGCTCGACGAGATCACCCCTGAGATTGAACTGGAACTGGCCGAGTACTGCAAGCACGACGTCTTCTTATGCGAGTCCGTATTCGACCGTCTGGCGGTAGGGTATCCGGCAAAGGAGCTGCGCCTCATCGACATGACCTTGAAGATGTACACACGCCCGCTGTTGGAGCTAGACCGCAAGGTGTTGATAACCGCACTACAAGAGGAAGGGGAACGACGTGAAGGATTACTCAAGAAGCTCGGCGTGGATGAATCTGAACTGGCGTCAAATGAAAAATTTGCTGCCCTACTTCAAACGCTCGGGGTTACTCCTCCGACAAAGATCAGCAAGACCACAGGCAAGGAGTCCCTGGCACTTGCCAAGAACGATGCGTTGTTCCAGGCACTTATCAATGGCGACCGTGAAGACATTGTCGACCTTTGTGAGGCTCGCCTTAAAGTTAAATCGACCGGAGAGCGAACGCGAGCCCAACGGTTCCTTGACATTTCACAACGGGGCCGCCTTCCAGTACCACTTAACTATTATGGCGCTAAGTCTGGGCGCTGGACGGCGACGAGGGGTGCTGCCATCAACATGCAGAACCTGAAGCGGGGCGGCGCCATGCGGCGGGCTATCCTGGCCCCGGAAGGCTACGAGATGGTGGTGGGTGACCTGTCCCAGATCGAGCCCAGGGTGTTGGCGTGGCTGACCGACTACGAGGACGTGCTGGCCATGTTCCGCAGCGGCAAAGACGTGTACTCCCTCTTTGGTGCACAGATGTTCGGGCTTCCCGGCATGACCAAGGATACGCATCCAATCGAGCGCCAGAGCGCGAAATCGGCTTTGCTGGGGGCTGGGTATCAACTGGGGTGGGCGAGCTTCTCTGCGCAGCTTCTGACGGGCTTCCTGGGGGCGGCACCGCTACGCTATACCAAGGCTGACGCCAAGCAGCTGGGGGTTGACCGGGCCTACATCGAGCGGTTCATGGGGTGGGAAGACAACCTGACCCGCATGGCCAGCATCCCGCACAACTGCACCGACCAGGAGTTGTTGATCCACTGCGTCACGGCCAAGAAGATCATTGACAACTATCGTGCTACAGCCCACCCGGTGACGACCTTCTGGGATATGTGCGAGCGGCTGTTGAAGTCGGCCCTTGTCGGTGGTGAGGAGTTCGTGTATAAATGTGTCACCTTCAAAAAGGAGGAGATCGTATTGCCCTCGGGCATGTCGATCCACTACCGCAACCTGCGCCAGGATAAGACCGGGGCGTGGGTTTATGATGGTGAAAAGAACGGGCGCCCTGCGGTGCTCAACCTCTACGGAGGCAAGATCACTAACAACATCGTGCAGGGAACTGCGCGTGTGGTGATGACAGACGGCATGCTACGGGTGAGCAAAAAGTACCCCGTGGTAGGCACAGTCCATGATGAATTGTGGGCTGTGGTACCGGCTGAAGAAGCAGAAGAAGCAACCAAGTGGGTGTGGGAACAGATGGTTGCGGAGCCCAAGTACATGCCTGGGATACCGCTCAACTCAGACGTTGGCCACAGCCGATGTTACGGCGACATTAAATAAGGAGAAAGCATGAAGCAATTGACACTACCAAAGAAGATACAGATCGGTGACAAGTGGTACAGCGTTGACGTAGTCGAGTCGATGAAAGAACGGGCGATGATGGGTGAGGTGCACTACGGCAAGCGCACGATCACCCTGGCACGCAGGTCCTATCACGGCGTACCTTTGAAACTATCCGCCCTTCACGAAACCTTTTGGCACGAGCTGACACATGCCATACTTGAGAACATGGATCGCACCGATCTGAACAACGACGAGAACTTTGTCGAGGAGTTCAGCAACCGGCTTGCCCGGGCCATCCAGTCAGCGCGTTTTTGATATGAAGCCAGTCACCTGGAGCCACAGCTCCCTGAAAGACTACGAGGGCTGCCCTCGCCGTTACCACGAAGTGAAGGTGCTAAAGAACTACCCGTTCACGGACACCCAAGCGACGATCTACGGCAAGGAGCTGCACGAGGCGGCGGAGTTCTACATCAAGGATGACACGCCCCTGCCGCCCCAGTTTGATTTCATCCAGGACGCGCTTGATGCACTCAAGTCAAAACCCGGTAGGAAACTGTGTGAGCACAAGATGGGTGTGCGTGCAGACCTCTCGCCTTGCGGGTTCGCAGACAAAGACGTGTGGTGCCGGGGTATTGCTGACCTCTTGATCATCGACGATGACAACTTGACAGCTCGCGTGGTCGACTATAAGACCGGCAACAACAAGTACCCTGACCGGGAACAGCTAAAGCTCATGGCACTGATGGTGTTTGCGCACTTCCCGCATATCCGGCGTGTGTCTGGGGCGTTGCTGTTCGTGGTCAAGAACGACATTGCCAAGGCTAGCTTCTTGGTCGGTGAGGCCGAGGAGTACTGGTGGGACTATCGGGAACGCGTTGCCCGCATTGAACAAGCGCATGAGAGCGGGGTGTGGAACCCCAGGCCGACGCCACTGTGCGGGTGGTGCCCGGTCATGACTTGTGAGCACAACCGAAAGAGAGATTGACATGACACAAACCAATGGAAAGCGAGACTACAAGCATGCCTACAAGCTGCAAAAGAAATCCGGTGAAACAACCGATCAGATCGAGCGCCAGCGAGCGCGTCGTAAGTACGACAAGGAAGGCGTGGATCGGAGTGGAAAGCACATCGACCACATCAAACCCTTGCGTGCAGGCGGCAAGTCAACGCCCGGTAACACGCGACTGCGTAGCCCCAAGGCCAACATGAGCGACAAGTAAAACAATGGAGAAAGCAGATGGAGATCATCGACGACAAGGCGCTTGTCTTTAGGACGCGCAACCCTGAGAAGTACAGCATCATTCCAAAGCACAAGATCATCGACAAAGAAGGAGACACATACAAGGTAGCGGTTTACTGGGGACTGGATGAGTCAAGAGTTCTGAAGAACTTAGGCGTCAAAGACATCCAATCCCCGATCACCCGACGCTATAAGTGGCCCGGGCGATACAAGCCCATGGCGCACCAGATCGAGACGGCATCGTTCCTGACGATGCACAAGAAAGCGTTCTGCTTCAACGACCCTGGTACTGGCAAGACGCTGGCCGCACTCTGGGCCGCTGACTACCTGATGACGCTTGGCTTTGTGCGGCGTGTGTTGATCCTGTGCCCACTATCGATCATGCAGTCTGCGTGGTTGAGCGACTTGAACAACAGCATCATCCACAGATCAGCAATCGTGGCGCATCATCCCAAGGCATCACGCCGTATCGAGATGATCCAGCAAGACTACGAGTTCGTGATCTGCAACTACGACGGGTTGAACCTGATTGCGGATGAGATTAAAGCGGATGGTAGGTTTGATCTGGTTATCGTCGATGAGGCCAACGCCTATAAGACGAGCACCACCAAGCGGTGGAAGACGTTGAAGTCAATCATCGGCCCGCAGACCCACCTGTGGATGATGACGGGTACGCCTGCCTCGCAGTCGCCTGCTGATGCGTTCGGTCTAGCCAAGCTCGTGAACCCGGACGGTGTGCCGATGTTCTTCACAGGCTGGCGTGATGCGGTGATGAACAAGATCACCATGTACAAGTGGGCACCACGACCCGACGCTAAGGATAAGGTGTTCAACGCACTGCAACCAGCTATCCGCTACTCCAAGGACCAATGCCTGGACCTGCCGCCTGTGATGACGCTCACCCGTGAGGTGCCGCTGACTCCGCAGCAGACCAAGTACTACAACCTCTTGAAAGAGCAGATGCTGGTGCAAGCCGCAGGGGAGACCATCACAGCGGTCAATGCCGCTGCTAGCTTGTCCAAGCTCTTGCAGATCAGCTGTGGAGCCGCATACACGGACGCCAAGGAGGTGGTGGAGTTCGACTCAGCCCCGCGCCTGGGTGTGCTGGAAGAGATACTTGAAGAGACGCAGCGCAAGGTCATCATCTTCGCGTTGTTCCGCTCAACCATCGACACCATCCAGACGCACCTGTCATCCAAGGGTATTGCAAACGAATGTATTCACGGCGGTGTGACAGCGAACAAACGCGCTGACATCATCCACCGATTCCAGACTGACGCCGAGCCCCGGGTACTGGTGATGCAACCGCAAGCTACCGCCCACGGGATTACCCTAACTGCTGCCGACACGGTGGTGTTCTACGGCCCATTGATGAGCGTTGAGCAATACATCCAGGCTATCGCTCGTGCGGATCGCAAGGGACAGAGTAGCGATAAAGTAACAGTTATCCATATTCAGGGCTCGCCAGTTGAGAAGAAAATGTTCAAGGCCCTGAGCGCCAAGGTCAGCGACAACACGCTGCTGACCGAGATGTTTGCACTTGAAATAAATTCTTGAAAGGGGGTTGCATGCAATTTGAAATCAGGTAAACTGTCAAACGCTAGACAAACAACATAGGAGAAAGTAAGTGACTGAAGACATTGAAGAAGCACCGGCGGTGGAAGCAATCCCGCTCGACAAGCTGGTCGCTATCCACGCTAAGATCAAGGCCCGGCAGGAGCTGCTCGACAAGCAACTCGCTGATCTAGAAGAGCAGCGGGAAGAGATCCGCATGGCCATCAAGGACCAGATGAAAGCCCTCGGGCTGACATCGGTAAAGACCTCCTTCGGTACTGTGTCGTTGATGAAGACGACGCGCTACAACACCCAGGACTGGGACTCGTTCAAAGCGTTCGTGCTTGAGCATCAAGTCGTTGACCTGCTGGAGAAGCGCATCGCCCAAACCAACATGGCGCAGTTTCTGGAGGAGAACCCCGGCGTTGTACCGCCGGGACTGAACTCGGTCACCGGGTTCGACATTCGTGTAACCAAAGCAAGAAAGTAAATCAACCATGAGCAACGTAACGCTTTTTTCGTCATCCACTGTTCCCGCTTTCGCTCGCAACAACGAGCTGTCTGATACCGCCAAGGCCCTGACGGGTGGCGGCTCTGGTGTCAGCACCAAGCGCATCTCCATCAAAGGCGGCGTGTTCCGTCTGGTAGCTGGCGGCAAGGAAGTCGCTTCTATCGACGACCGCCATCTGGATGTTGTCATCGTCCGCGCTGCCCCCAAGGTCAGCCGCATCTTCTACGCCGGGTCATATGATGCCGACAAGATTGTGCGCCCTGACTGCTGGAGCAACGACGGTGAGAAGCCCGACCCCTCGATCAAAGACCCGCAGCACCGCACGTGCATGGGGTGCCCTCAGAACGAGGCCGGATCGGGTATGGGTAACAGCCGTGCCTGCCGCTTCCAACAGCGTCTGGCCGTTGTGCTGGCCAACAACATGGACGGTGATGTGCTCCAGCTCACGCTGCCTGCAACGAGTGTGTTCGGGAAAGAGGACGGCGACAAGCGCCCCCTGCAAGCGTTTGCCAGATTCCTGGCCGCGCAGAACCCGCCGGTTAACCCCGAGCAGATCGTCACCCGCATGAAGTTCGACACCAAGGCCGAGAGCCCCAAGTTGTTCTTCGCACCTGTGCGTTGGTTGACTGACGACGAGTACCCCACGGTGGTCAGCCAGGGTGACTCGGAAGACGCCAAGAAAGCTATCGTCATGACGGTGGCCCAGGCTGATGGCGTCAAAGCTGCACCTGCCCTGGCTATCCCGGGTAAGTCGCCGGTAGCCAAGGCCCCGGTGGTTGAAGACGAGGAGGAAGCACCCGCCCCCAAGGCAGCGAAGGCCCCCAAGACCGCGCCCGCAGCCGATGCTGACGACGAGCCGGAGGTGCGCAAGGAAGCTCCCAAGGCTACCGCTGTGCCCGCCAAGAAGTCCAAGCTGGCAGACATCGTGTCTGACTGGGACGACGAGTAAGGAGAATCGGGGGGCACTAACGCATAGGCATGGAGCGAGTTCACGCTATCAGTGCGAGGTCGGAGCAGGATTACTAAGCCTTGTCCCCTTCCCATCTGTGCCCCCCACCTACCTATCATGCCCTACTCACAAGACATCATCGACAAGATCGGTGAAACACCGAAGTCACTCGGCAACCAACTCGGTCGCTGGGCGATTTACCACGACTTCTCGGTCGTGCGCATAGCAAAGGCTCTGGGGGTTACCCGCCAGACCGTGTACAACTGGTTCTTGGGCAAGGATATTTTCCCGGCGTATCGTGACCGCGCCGAGTGGATGCTCAAGATTCTTCAATCATCACATAACGCAGAAGACGCCTGGAGAAAAGTATGCAAGGACCTCAACCTCGAACCCTGACAAACAACGAGCTGATCAGCGCCTGTGCGGACCGGCTTGCTGCCAACTCCACCCTGGACTACGCACACGCCATCGAGCTGCTGCGCCGCCTCAACTACTACACCCAAGGTAAAGAAAACCAAACCGCTAACGTCTTCGACGATCGCCAGCTCGAACTGCCTCTGTAACCCATTCCCGAAGGACCCCCATGACCCCGCTCGAAATGCTAGCGGCGGTTTTGCCGTCGCCGGGTAATGGCTATTACTGCGCGGTAGAACTGACAAGAAAAAAAGAACACGTCTACAAGGAGACGCTGGAGGAACTGCAACCTACGATTGACAAGTGGAAGAAGGACGGGCTGGATGTTTTCTTTGCCCTGGGCACCTTTGGTACCAGCGAAGACCGGACCAAGGACAACATGCACGCCAGCCAAGTGCTGGCCGTGGACATAGACTGCAACCACCCCAAAGACCTGCCGTCCGTGGTGGACGAGGAGAGCGGGGAGCTGGTCGTCAAGCGCAAGGCCTACGCCAGCGCCAAGGTTGCGGCGCAGACGTTGCAGAAGTTCTGTGAGGACACGGGGCTATCAGCCCTGGGCGACCCCTGGCTCGTGCATTCAGGCGGCGGGCTACACGCATACTGGCCGCTAGACCAGATGCTGTTCAGGGAGGAGTGGTATCCCCTGGCTAGGCGCTTCAAGGAGCTGTGCGTCAAGTACGACCTGGACATCGACATGGCCATCACCAGCGATGCGTCACGTGTTCTGCGTGTGCCGGACACCGTCAACACCGGGGTCAAGAACGGCAAGAAGGTGCGGGAGGAAACCCCGGTACGCTTCCTCTCCGAGGGCGACCGCTTCCAGGTAGCCGACATCGAGGCCGTCTTGGTGGCCAACGGCATAGGTAAAGAT